ATGAAAATTATGGCAGTTTGTGGTTCCGGTTTAGGAAGCAGTTTTATGATGGAAATGAATGCCAAAAAGGCATTGGCGAAATTGGGTATTGAAGCAGAGGTGAATCACACAGATTTGGCATCGGTATCGGTGAATGACGCCGATGTGTTTATTATGGCAAGCGATATTGCAGAGAGCAGTTCCATTCCTGCTGAGAAGATCGTCATTGTGAAAAATCTGGTAAGCGTGGCTGAATTTTGATCCACAGTGATATAAATAATATAGTCTAAGCGACATAAATGGGACTTAGGGGGATAATCCTTGAAGAAGTGGGATGAAGAAAATGAAAAGCTGTTACAGTATGTGAAAAAGAATAATCATAAAAATAAACAATAAAAAAGGCTCTACAAAATTAGATCAGTAGAGCCGTTATTTTATATGAACATGTCAGGTTGCTTCTCTTTAATTATCCTATCCTGCACGCGCTTAACAATCTTCCGCAAAGCATTCTCAGTCAGATTATAACGACGTCCAAGTTCGCCCCAATTGCGACCGTTGAAACTGTTATAAATATCCAAGTCACGTTGAGCAATCTTATATCTGTAATCTTTAGGAAAGCATATAACTTGTCCGGCATATTCTTCACTTAAACAGTTGGCAACGCTGACGCCAATCTGCTCACAAATGTCCTGCCCTAAGTTGTAATTTTTACATAGCGCAATCACCAACAATTCGATTTCTTCCAGCAATTCGTGGCGGCGGATTTGCATTAGCGACTCTTTCATAAATTACCCCTTAATCATTCGTTTCTGCCATTGTTTAAGGCGTTCCAATACTATAGACGCCTGCTCATTGTTGAGCCAACTCACGAATGGAATCGGCTCACCTTGTGCATTTTTAGCGATATTTTTAACGAACGCATTCAAACCGTCCTCACTGCGGTCGCGGATAATGCTGGCGTCCGCCATTTCGATCCATTTCGCGCGGATCTTTTTAACGATATTGCTACTCACTGTGGCGGAACTTGGCGGCGACTTGCGTTTACCATCTTTAAAACGTCCTCCGGAAACCTGGAACCCGCGTTTTTTCATGGCATCTACGACCTTATTTAACTCAATCAAATTCATCTGCGTGCAACTATCTTTACACACCGTATTAACAAGAAAAAGGCGATACACCTCTTTATCCATCTGTAACTTACTTTTCCCAATGTGTATAAGCTGAATTAATTGCTTTCTTCGCGCTTCTTTTTGGTCCATTTTTTGTCCTCTCCGTCATATGACTAAGCCTTCTCTCGCGAGAAGGCTGAATGATATGTTAGCTTTTAAGTTAGCTTTCAAGTTAGCTTTCAAGTTAGCTTTCAAGTTAGCTTTCAAGAATAAAGGCTATTCCGAAGGCGGTTGTGGTAATGGTTGCCAGTGTGACACTTCAATTTCTATGTCTATCATTCCTAATTCATCCAATTCCCAATAAGGGATTAATCCACCTTCCTCATCTACCTTTTCATCTAATAAATACCATCCAAAATCAACAAACCAATTCACACCATCCTCGGTATAATAAATTAAGTGTCTATTGTTCGAATTGCGTGATTCTTCACTTGTATCAAATGGCTCAGGCAACCGCTCCGAACACTTAATCCAGCCATTGTTTTCGCTCATTATTTAATCTCCTCAAGTCCCAAATTTAAAGTTTTGTTGTAGTAGTTAAAAGCATTCTTAAATTGTCTTCTGCTGTCATCACACCAGTCTTCTGGCGAAACAGGGACACTATAAAGACCGTATAAAAAATTCCAGTGTCCTTCGAGTTCCGGTGGCGTATTAATAAAAGCCTGCTTTTCTGCTTTTAGCGCTAATAAATCAGCGGTTTTTACCAGCTCTTTCATTTTTGGCGTCATCTTAATGCCAAATTTCTCCTGAATAACTCGCTCAAATTCCTTCTCGATTAATTTATATTCGGGTAGTAAGTTTTTAAGTGGTGTTGGCACATCGCCTAAATAAGCTTCTTGTGCGTCATGCATTAACACTGCAAATATCGTCTTTTCGTCGGCTTTGAGGAATATTTTTGCAATCATTGCGGCGTAAACGCTGTGATCTAAAACTGAATAATGTCTATCTAATTTGCCACCAAATCGCGGGATCATTGCTAAATGATGAATAATGTCATCAATATGGATGTCGCTATTTTGTGGGTTAGCAAAGTCGATTAAACGGTTGCCGTGTGTGATAAATATGCTCATTTTTATTTTCCTTGTAACATCAAAAATTCACTTTGTTTGATTTCCGTTAAACACTCAGGGATTAACGGGAAGTCATCCCCACCAAATCCTTCTGATTTAGCTGGTATCTTCGCAATAAAGTGATCGCTTGCCACACCGCAGACTGCAATATATGCCATGCGGTCCCCCATCACCCAACAACTAATACCCAACTTAAGGAGCATAAAATCATTAAAACTTGGGTATTTCATGAGTATTTGTCTAATGGCTTGGATTTTGGCGTTAAACGCCTTGCCGGCTTTGGTGCGATTGTTGCCTGTAATATTCACTTTCTCACCGGGAAGTATTTCAAATTTATAGGTTTTATCCTCTTTGATTTTTTCAAATTCGGGATTGTTTGCATGACACACAATGCCCGAGATGCCATTTTCACTGCCGCGCCAAAACTCATAAAACGGGATAGTGTCAAAAATTACGTTTAATTCTTTGTTTCGTTGTTCGTGGTCGATATGCCATTGTTGATAATGAGATTTAACCGGTTCAACAGTTAATGCACATTTAAAATATCTAAATTCAGGTTTCATATTTACTCCTTTAATAAGCGGGATATTGGCTTCTCAAAATCCGATAACAATTTGTCTTTAACTCAAAAACACTTCTCGGCAGAGCGTTAATAGGTAAGGTTTTACATGCTTTTCCGGTTGCATCCATTCCATATGGCACACCGATAGCTCGCCAACATCGTGCGGCTTGTACCGCTGCGTCTTTAATTACCCCTGAGTTAATCACAAAGCTATTTGGCCCAATGCGTTGTAACAAAATACCTTGCGCCATAAGCTTTTTAACCCGTCGTCTAAATTGAGTTTCGCTTAATCCGGAGCCGGCAATAAGTTGGCTTACGCTCAATATGGCAAAGTCTTCTGCCTTTTTCTCGGCTTGGTCGTCGCTATACGTGCCAACATTGCTACCGATATAAGTTACCAAGGTGCTTTGTGCGATGCGGTCTAATGTTTCATCCCAGATATATTCCAGGATATGTTCATCTAGCACTTTCATATTTACTCCTCAACCAATTCAACATCTTCAAATTTCACAACATACCCGCCTTGTCGTTCTGTTTTACCTTGTTGTTCCATTTGCTTGTTGTATTCCTCTTGTTTAGCCGTTAATACACAGTATCTAGCAGGTTCATATTCGTAGATTTGGTTAATGACTCCCATAGTTTCGCTGTAGCAGCGGGATAGGAGGCGGACTTTTGCACCAACCGGGAAAGGTGGTTCAATATTGTTATCTTTCACCCATTGCTGTTCTTTTTCTGTGAGTTTTTGGCGAACGAATGAGCCAAAATGTTGGATATTGCCCCAAAGCTCCTGCGTAAAATCCCACGAATAATCTCTAATGAGGGTGTTAATCATGTCTTCAGGGTCATCATATAAGTAAAACTCCTCAATCAACGCTTCATAAAGGCCATCGCGAAATTCTTCCGCCCACACGGCGTCTTCATGGTAAGAATCCGGATAATATTTTTGGATAAATTCATGCACGGTCTGTACATCAAATCCGTAGTCTAAATAAGTCGGTCTTGGTACCGGCGGAATATATCTTTTCATGTTGTTTTTCCTTATTGCTCAAGTATCGGCGTAATTTCCCAGGCTACATGTTTCATTTCTCGGCTTGCGGTTTGTAACATCAGCAAGCACTCTTGTTCTTTGTCGTCCAGCCACATTTCTTTTGCCATCTCAATCTGTTCCATTATGTTCGCTAGTTGCCTGGTAATACTGTCCTTTTCGTCGCTCGCTTTTAAATATTTCGCTAATTCATCTCTATATTTACCTTCCAGTGTTAGTAAGGTTTCGCGGTCTATGTTATCTAAACATCCATTAATTTGATGAGCATGGACGATGGATGACATTACATTGCGCTCATAATTATTTAGTTTCCAAACGTTCAGCATATTTTTCGCGCGTTTTGCTTCATATTTATCAGGTGTCCACATATCAGATCTCCTCCGTTTCAATCACGTCATCAATTTCAGTAATCGTGTGCGGCATGGCGTTAACATCAATCTCATTTAAATCAAGTTTATTTAACGCTTCGCTTATAGATTCCGCCTCCACGGTGACTTCAACCATGCAATAAAGGCGTGCTACATATTTCGGCATGTTGTCCTCCTAGTGTTGGGTTTTTGCCATTTTTTTGCAGTGTTCAGCGCGTGCGCAGCACCAGTTGTGTTCGTCTGATTTATTAGTGGCAAGACAGGCTTTTAACCAGTTGCTGTAGGCCTGTGCATAATTGCCTGCGCGCTCAAGTTCAGCAGCGGTGTCGCTATATTCGCGGTACAATTTGCGTCTTTCATCCATGTGGTTTCCTCGGTTGTGTTGGTTGTTTTATTTGGTAAAATGTTTAGCAAAACGTTTTGCTAAGTTTTAGTGTATTATGGTACTCGTTTGAGTACCTGTCAACTGCTTTTTTGCGTATATCTAAGATTTTTTTGTAAATGAAAAGTAAAGAGTGAAGGGGTATAAATAAGCCCGCACGGGGGCGGGCTTGGAGGGCTTTACCAAAAGCGGCTAATCATAACAATGAGAATTAATGAAAAGGCCAGGTAAAACAATAAAAGGGTTTGTAACATCTCGTTCATCTCAATATCCTGCCTTATCCAACAAGCCGAAAATCACGGTAAAGATGGCGCCGATGATAAGATACGTCAATGGGTCTGTAAGCATTAGGCCGCTTCCTGTTCAAATGGGGTGATCACAAAGTCTTCTACGCCGCTAATAACTTTAATGCCAGCAATGCCGGCGACCGCGCTTTTCTCGTTGAGAATGGCTTCTTTGTTGATTTCCTCTTTTGTTCGAATAAAGCGTTCCAGGCCGTGAATACGTAAGTTTTGTAACACGGAATCCACCCCGGTGACTTTCACGCTCGGGTTACGCACCCGCCAGGACACCTCGCCCGTCACCAAATTGGCGGTTTTGGTTTTGCCGCCGTTGGTGATTTGGTCACGGTTAGCCTCACTCCAATATTGCACCCCGTTAGAAAGGGTTTTAATGCGTTCTTGCAGCGGGGCAAATTTATCCTTGTAGCTTTCTGTAATTTCGGCGATCTTGTCGTTCATTTCCGCTTCCAGGCGCGCCACTTCTCGGTTTAAATCACCGATGGTTTTAATATCACCGGCGGCATCTTCGCGCGTTTGCGGTACATAGATTTGTGCAGTTGCTTTAACTCGGGTAGCTGATTTAGCCATATAAAAACTCCTTAATGAATAGTGATGTTGATGTCGTGTTTTAGAAACGAAAACATAATTCTGCATCCCGCAATCATGCATTCGGCCGTGCAGACAATGCTGTCGTCTCCTTCGTGGGTTTGCATTACCACCTCTGCCTTGCCTCGGGCAATCCAGCGTCGGGTTAATGCGTTGTGTCGTACGGTAATAATCGGCACGGTGGCCAAAAATACATGGCGTACGACTAAGCCGATTCGGTTGCACTCCATTACGGCTTTTTCGGCTAAATTAAGCTGGCTTAAAGCGTGCATCGTGGCCAAACTTAACGGCTTTTGCACCTTGGCTTTTGTTTTAGGTGCTTTGTTCGGTTTTGCGGTCATCTCAAACCCCTTTGATGACATCGGCGCTGACTAACGGCGCGCCCAGTTCGGCGGCAAGATTCATCGCGCCGGTGATAAGGTTGCCCACCGCGAGTGGATATAACAGGCTGTGTTGGGTTTTTGCCCGGCTATTAGTCATCACTAAGCGGTTGCGTAACGCGTCCAACGCGTCACGCTCGAAAATATCGGCAGTTTTGCGACCCACCGCTTTTAACCGCCACGCCACGTATTCTTCGAGGCAGTTATCTAACGGCGCCAGCTCGACAATTTCGCAACGTTGCACCACTTCGCGCACCTCAAAGTTGCGTTCGGAGAGTTTTTGTTTAAGTTCCGGTTGACCGATTAACACAATGGAAAGCAATTTCTTAAACCCGTCTTCCAGCTCAAAAAAGCGTTTCAAATGTTTTAAGGTCGGTACAGGCAGGCTGTGCGCTTCCTCAATAATTAAAATATGCTGATTGCCGGCGCGGGCGCTCTCTTTTAATACGCGGTGTAGTTGACGGAAACGCGCTTCCGGTGAGCGTTTTACGCTTTCCAACGGGGCTAGGGTGTTAATGATGCTTTCCGCAATATGTGCCGCTTTTAAGGTTTTGCCTTTGAGGTCGTTGTCCTCCATGGCGATGATGTAAGGCTCAATCACAATCACCGGCAAGCCGTCGTGATTAATGCGCTCAATCAAATCACGGCGCAGGGTGGATTTGCCGGCACCGCTTTCGCCGACCACCGCCATAAACCCGCCGAAACGTGCGGTTTGGAACAACGCTTCACGCACATAACGCACATCGGGGGAAGAAAACACTTCCTCTGCCGACCGCACTTCGTCCGTGAACGGGTTGTTAAATAATGAAAAATGTTTTTTAGTGGCTGGAAATAAAGCCTGTTTTGCGAGTAACATAGTGTCTTCCTCTGTTGTAGTTATTGACTGCTCGTCAAGGTTAGGGGAATCCTCCGCAGGCGTTGCCGCGCCTGCGGAATCTTCCGTTAAAAGCTCAGAAAGTGCGGTAGAAATCCCCAGTGTTTTTAACACTTCGGTCAACCGTGTTTTAAATTGCTCGGTGCCGGTCTTAATCAGCAAACCGTGATTCACTAAATTAGTGATCACCGCCGGGGAAACTAGCAACAGCCTTGCCAGTTTGCGTTGAGAAATGCCTTTCTCTTCTAAAATTGCTTTAAGTTTCAACATAATGCCGTCCTTTTATGCGTTGACTAAACGCAATGGTTTCGCGGTTGCCGGTAAGTGATCTTGCGCAAGTAATGCTTCCAATTCCTGCTCGCTCATGCCGTTTGGATAACGCTGATTTAGCCATTTCATGGTGTCAGCCGTGTATTCATGGCCGAAACGGGCTTTAAGCCGTTTTGCCACCTCAATCGTGTTGAGAGGAGCAAGCTCAACCCGTTTGGCGTTGGCGGTCAATTCGTGCTCTTGTCCGCGTTTCGGCATGAAATCCACATAATCGTGTTCTTTCACCACTTTGAATGGGTCAATACGACCACCAAATAAAGGCGCTTTGGCTTTCTTGGCGGCTTTCACCTCATCGTCCGTGTCGGCGTCGTATGCGATGCGCTCTACGGTCTCTTTGTTGTACTCAAACACGCTCTTATTGTGCGGTTTGTACTCTTCGCCGATAACTGCCGCATCCACGCGGAACCCGTGGTCGTCGTATGCCACCGGCTCAACCACCGTCCAGTATTGTTGCCCTTCATCGTCCACTCGTTGCACCTGAATGCAGTCAGGACGGTAAGGGTTTTTGCCAATGGTGATTTCCGTGCCCACCATGGCTTCGGTGATGTGGCGTACATCATAGGTTTTGGCGTCAAAGCTCACTGTTAATTCTGAGCTCACTTTGCGGGTGGTGAGTTTGGTCACCATCAATTCGCGGCAAATAGCAAGGCTTGGCGCCATTACTAATTGCTCGGCGGTAATCCCAAGCCAGGCTTGGTAGCGTGTTTTGTTGTGGCGTGTATGTACGGCAGTGCCGTTAAAATACGTCATCCAACGTCCCGCCAGTTGATTCAGCTCGGCCAACCCGCTCACCCGGGTGAAGCGCAAACCGCTCTCAAACTGCCGTTCCACAATATCGTTGCCTTTTTCCACCTGCCCCTTGGCGCGCGGTTTGCCCGGTGCGTTGACTTGCAATTTAATGCCGAGCTGATTGCACAAATGGGCGAACATGGCGGAAGTATTCGCCGAGCCCGGGTCAAGCATCACCATTTTCGGCACACCACAAAACGGATCTTTTGTATCGCGTTTTTGCATGGCATTAATAAAGCAGTTACATAGGTTTTCTGCGCTTTCACCGCCATACACATACTGCACAAAGATTACCCCGGAGGCATGGTCGGTAATCACATACCGCCACACCCGTTGGTTTTCCACTTTTTTGATGTTGGCAGGTTTGTTTTTGTAAAACTCCTTTTCTTCCATCAAATTCAGCCCGTTTCCGCCGTCCGCTTGCTCTTTGAGGTAATACAACACACACAAAGAAGGGTCGATTTGCCAGCAATGATTTGGATGTAAACTCTTCATGGCATTCACCGGTGCTGGGCGGGACAGTTGTTCCGGGTGTAGGTTGTAAGCGCGTAATGCGCGGCTAACCGCACTTTCCGAAAGCAACCGCACTTCCCCTGTGCTTTCGTCGATGTATTCCGCCTTGATCTCACCGTTGGCGCGTAGCACCTCTAACACGCTTGCTAAGCTCGACATTACTTTATTGTGGACCCCGCGCCGACAAGCCAGCCAGTAAGCGGATATGGTTTGCGCTTCGTCCAGCTCTAGCGCTACCGCGCCTTTATCACTGCGTTGTTTGCGCGCTTTCGGGGCGCATAGACTTTTAAGTTCACGCATTAACGTGGCATGGCTAACATTGAGTAACTCACAGGCTTGCGCATACACCTCGCCTTTTTTGCCGTGCGGGGCATTGGCGGCTTGTTGCGCAATTTCGAGGAGTTTTTCAGGTAAAATCGCCATAACGTAAATCCTTATTGATTTTCACCATTTAAAATGGCGTTAAATTCCGCGTCGTAGTCTTTGCCTTCAAAACCTTCTCGCGCCCATTCAGGGCGGTTGTCACCGTCCGCCAAACGCGGCAAATTAAAGGCGGTGCGCAACTCGTTAAGCACTAACTCAATCTCCGCAAGCGTACCCACCATAAATTGTTTATGGTCAATGCCGCTTTCTTGCGTGTGACTATCCAACGTTTCAAAGGCTTTCCACACTTGCCCGCGTAAAATCGCTTCGGCGTTGTAAACCAGTTGCGAGGTTTCTTTGCGCAACAAGCCGCCTTTTTCGTCCGGGCTTAACGTGTTGATGTGGTTTTTCTTTTTCTCCAACTCGATGTCGAGCTGGTTAATGCGGTCATTTTTGTTTTTTAACACCTTGCTTTGCGCTTCATAGTTGGCATGGCTTTGTTTTAATTGCCCCTCTAAGATTTGTTTTTCTTGTGCGTGTTTTGCGGTCAATTCTTCGATTTTTTCCAACAATTCTTCTTTGTCGGCACTTTCTGAAAATTCGGCATCCACAATTTCGGCGCGGGCATCTTCCGGTAATTTGCGCAGTTTGCGCATTTCGCGGTAGCCTAAGCCGAGGCGTTGGCTGGTTTCTAAAAAGTCTTCTCCTAATTTGCTGAGGTTTAATAAATCTTCATCAACCTTTTTCTCGGTTAAACCGCAGGCTCTACAATAATCTGCCCAACTGCTGACGGTCAGCAGTTTTCCATCTTGGTCAATATAGCTTAACCCTTTGTATTTTTTAGAATTCTTTATTTCATGCAACACTTTCAAACTGCTGACGGTCAGGAGTTTTCCGATAAAGTTAAAACCTTTTAACATCCCCATCGCTTCATGAGCTTCTGCGAGGTCTTGAGTCATTTGTTTTGCAACTAATGACATAGCGTTTTGTTTTTGTTCCATTGTTAAATCTGTCATGGTTTATCCTTAGTAGGCGGCGGTGCCTAAGCGTTGTTTAAGTTCGTTAATTTGTGCGCTTGCCTTGTCCATATTGGCGGCGTGGCGCATGGCGATTTGAGCAAAGAGGGAGCTGAAGGCAAACTTGCCGCTTTCCAACTTAATCACAAAACCCTCATTTTTGAGTACATCAAGGGTGCGGCTGATATTTGCCGGGCTTTCGTCTAGCGCAGTGGCAAGTTCTTTGTTGCTTAACCCATTGAACGAATTGTTTTGTAACACTTTAATCACCCTCAAAGCACGCTGTGCCGAATTGACCTTCTCCATGTCACACTCCTTATTTCACAAAACGGGCGGCAACGGATAACGGTACGCCAAACTCTTCGGCAATATCGCGCGCATCACGATTACGGCCGTTATTTTTGACGGCTTGGTTGCTGATGACGTTTTTTGCTTTGGTGGCGCGGTATTGACAGGCTAAAAAGCGGTTATGTAGTTTGATAAGTAGGCTTTTCATATGGCACCTCGTTAGTTAATCGGTTTTTTGAGTCCAAGTTTTAAGGCGATTTCATGCGCCTTGCCACGGTCACCTTTGGCGAATCCGTTCAACACACGGGAAACTTCCACGGGGGTGTAACCGTGTTCTTTGGCCCACGCGGCGAACGTCCAACCGTTTTGTTTAAATTTGCGTTTTACTGCTTCTGGTGTCATTATTAGCTCTCCTGTTGTTGATTAAAGATTTACGAAATGTTTTGCTAAGTTTTAAAGTATTATGGTACTCATTTGAGTACCTGTCAACAGTTTTTTTGAGTATTTGAGGTTTTTATGTCTATAGGTCCAAGATTAAAAGAAGAGAGAGAAAGAATAGGTCTTACACAGGCGGCATTGGGTGCCGTGGGTGGCGTTCAAAAACAGGCGCAGTTGAAGTATGAAAGCGGTGTAAGAACGCCGTCAGCAGAATATTTAATTGAAATATCAAAAATTGGAATTGATGTTAATTATGTTCTTTTTGGGGTGCGTTCAAACGCTGAACTAACATCAGAAGAACAACAGCTACTAGAAACATTTCGCGCCGCGCCGCCAGTAATGCGCCAATTTATGCTTGGAGGGGCAGGTGCCGGCATGAAAATTGAAGGCAATCATAACCAACAACACAACCATACAGACGCTGATAACATGGAAATCAAAGGCGATAACAATGTACAAATTTCAGGGAGATCCCGAAAGAGATAGATTCTAATTAGCTAACAACAAGGAGGAAAAAGCTATGAAGATGAAAATAACGGGGAATGGAAATACTCAGGTTTATCTTAAGCAACTCACGGTAATAGATAAAATCTTTGAGGCCATTGGGCAACAAGAAGTAAATGAGATAAATCTATCTGAATATTCGGAAAAACAACTTATTCGTGCGAGGCGAAAGTTAACCCGGGAACGGCTGAAAATATTGCTCGTTGCAATGACCCAGCGTGATATTACGCGGTTATTTATCGGATACATCATTTTTATGATATGCCTTCAGTTGTCCGGCAGCACATTTTCTTTGACTGATAGCAGTGCCATTTGGTTTTTTATTAGTGTCACTGCTATCTTTTTACTTTTTATCTTTTGGCTTAATTTTCTGAGCGCTAAGGTTAAGCTGGACACCAAGGCAATAGATATTCTATTTGCTCAAAACTGGCAACGGAAAGAGCTTATAAATGCCGAGTTACAGCGCCGTATGCATGTCACATTCCTGCAAAAGTGCGGCATAAAAGACAATATTTTGGAATACATCGACAAAGAATAAATAAGAAACTAATAAAATAACCGGAGGGAACATGAAAAATCTAGAAAATATCATCATTGAAGAAATGGAAAAACACCATCCAAATCCTGTATCGGACGCCGAATTTTGGCGAAAACTTGAAGAAACCTACAGCGAGTTTGAATTAAATAATGTGGTGATGGGCTTGTATAAGCGCGGCGTAATTGGGTTTATGCCGTACCATAAAAAAGGCTCACCGACAGAACCACCGGCAAGCCCTTATAAAATCGTTTATCGCGCGATGACGCTTCGGAAACGCTAAATCATTCCTCTTCTTGCCCGGTAATTTGCGCAAAAAGTTCTTCTTGCTGGGCAAACACACCTTGCAGCATCACATCAACGCCAACCAATCTGCCGGCATTCCAGAAATGAAGAAATGAGGCAGAATCCCAATAAACGCTTTCAGGTGTGGCGACGATCCATTCCGCTTCAATTTCGCATTCTGCGATTTCCTCGGCGCTGGTCACATAAATAAACTCGCCGTCAATAGGCTGTTCTTTGGCTTTTGCAGCGTAACCATAACGTTTACTGCTTTGATGCAAAGGAATCAGAAAAGTGTCGCCATAGTCTTCGGTGGTCACCAAACAATAGCCCGTCGGCGTAATGACAACCTTTGCGATGTTAATTGATTTAAGTTTCATTTTAAGCCTCGCTACGTTGTGTGGCTTCATGCATCCGCTGTTTAGCTAAATAGCCTTCCAGCTGCCAAATCTTATCTTCTGCATTATCACGTGCGATTTTTCTGCCGATTTCTGCATCAAACGTCGCTAACGATAAGCAGGCGCTTTCACCGGTTACAGTAAAGCCGTTTTGCAATGTCAGCACACAAATTGTCAGCACGCCAACCTGTACATATTTGACGGATTTAATCACAGATTTGATGTGTTCATAGGTTAATTTTTCCATTGTTTTTCCTCGTTTTTCGTTATTCGGTAAGGGCGGCAGGTCGTAAGGCTTGCCGCGCGGGGTTAAATGCGCAAAAGGTTGATACATTACATTGTCAGATCCTTTTTCTGTGGTTTTTCGGTGTGCCTAGTTTGCCTGTCCGTGCATCAAAAATATTCTTATCGCGTCCAAAATACTCAAAGTTAACAGATAGCTAATCTAAACACTCCAAACTACCCATTCACCCAAATTTAAGGAGTTTTTATGAAAGGTTTTTTTAACGCATTAAAGCATGGTCGCCTATTATCTTGGGTCATTTCCGCCCTGTGTTTACTTGCGATCATTGGTCTTATTTCACCTGCGCAGTTACCGGTAGTGTTGTATAAATTGGCCCTAGTGTCTATTGCATCCATTATCGGTTACCACCTCGACCGCGCCTTGTTTCCGTATTCGAGCCCCGGCAGTTATTTGCGTGAGCGTTGGAATAAACGCGAATCCAAGCTCGCCTTGCGCCCTGAAAATCAGCCGGAATATCCGATTTGCGATGGCTATTTGAACGTCTTTGCCATGGTGGTATTACGCCGTGCGCTCATTGTCGGTGCGGTTATTTTGGGCGTGACGTTAGGACTATAACTATGCGCGTTGTCCATCGCACCAATAAGTGCTTCAAATTTTGCGCCTATGCCTTGGTGGCGCTGTTGCTATCGTCCGTGTTATGCGTGCCGTTAGCCTTCAGCGCGTCGAATCAGGCAGCGCAATACCAACGCACCTTAACCCGCGAAAGCTATGCCGTTTGGGGCTTAAATGCCCCAATCCCAGTGTTTGCCGCCCAAATCCATCAAGAATCGCAGTGGAAAACGACCGCACTTTCGCCCGTCGGTGCGCAAGGCTTGGCGCAGTTTATGCCAAAAACCGCTGACTGGATTTCGGCGTTGTATCCCGAACTTGCCGACAATCAGCCTTATAACCCCGACTGGGCGTTGCGGGCGTTAGTACGTTATAACCGTTACAACTATGAACAGATTAATGCGCGTACCGAATGCGACCGTATGGCCTTTATGTTATCGGCATATAACGGGGGCTTGGGTTGGGTGCAACGTGATAAACGCAAAGCCAAGGCGCAAGGGCTTGATCCATTGATTTATTGGCAAAGCGTGGAACTTGTCAATAGTGGGCGTAGCCGAGCCAATTTTGCCGAAAATCGGGGCTATCCACAGCGTATTATCTACCGCTGGCAACCGCTTTATATTAACTGGGGGATTCCACAATGTTTGTAAAGGCGTTAAACGCATTTTTAAAATCCGACATCGGCAAATTGATGATTAATTGCGTACTGGTTGGGCTTTTTACTTTTTGGAGTTGCTACCAAGCCTATGAGCGCGGTGTTGCCGATACCAAAGCCGCCTATGAGCAGGCGGAAAAAACAGAAATTAAGGGGCAGTTAGACCGTCTTGGGCGCGACATTATGGCAGCAACTATCGTCAGCCAAGCCACTATTGCCAAACTTGCCGATTACCAAACCGAAGGAGACCGAACCACCTATGAATTACAGCAAACCCTTACGAAAAACGGGCATAGCCGTCGCGATTGCCGCTATCCTGCTGACAGCCTGCACAGACTCGCCGAAGCCCGCGCCCGCGCAACCAAAACCGCTACCACCGGCATTAGCGGTGCCGTGCCAAACCCTGCCGCCGCTCCCGCAAAACCACAGTGATGCGGTTTTGGTAGCCCTAAAGCAAATGTATGATCTTTACGGCATTTGTGCCGGGTTGCACGTAGATTTAATTAATTATGTGCAAAAGGAGGAGGCAAAATGACGGAAGTCAGCACGTGGCAGGTGATCACCTTTTTTGTGAGCCTGGTTATTACCATCATCGGTATGTTGATTGGCTTTGGCAAAATCCTGCTTGCTCAATTTGAATCCAAGCTCAACGAGAAATTTAAATTTACCGAAACCCAATATCAACAGCTCCACCAAGACATCAAAGAGGCGCGTAGACTCTCGGAAGCGGCCAATAATATCGTCATGGAACTAAAGATAAAAATGCCGGAGGACTATCAGCGACGCGAGGACGCTATCCGGAGCGAATCGGTAAACTCGGCGCGCTACGACGCCATTAATGAAAAGTTAGATAAGGTTATTTTAATGTATGGAAGAAGCTAACATGATCCAATTTGAAAAAAACAAACGCGAACACGTGCGCTGGTTGATTTTGTTGACGCTCGACCATGCACGGCCTATTGGAGCGCCGGAAAGCCTGATTTTAACCACAATTCAAAGCGTGCCAATGCAACTGACCGCCCTAGAATTACGCCGCGAAATGGATTATTTAGCCGGACGCAAATTGATTGAGTTACGCGGACGCGATACCGCCCGCTGGCACGGTAAATTGACCTCGGAAGGCATTGATTTTGTCGAGTACACCAGCGAATCTATCAACGGCATTGCCCGCCCTGAAAAATACTGGTAAGGAGTCGCCATGCCGAAACGCTCAACCGTCAAACAACTGCCGCAAACCGTCAAAGATTGGCTGGACGCCGCCCTTGTTGAAAATAACTTTAGCGATTACAGCGCACTGGAAGAAGCCCTAAAATCCCGAGGTTATGACATCTCACGCAGTGCGGTGCACCGCTACGGGCAAGCATTAGAACGTCGTTTGGCGTCTGTGAAAGCCAGTACCGAAGCGGCGAAAATCATCTCAGATAACATCAGCAACGACAAAGGCACGCAAAGCGACGCCATTTTGGAAATGATCCAAAGTGAAGTTTTTCATGCTTTGATGAATCTCGAAGAAATCAAGGAAGAAGACGACCCGATGAAACGCCTTGCCGCCTTGTCGTTTGTAGGGAAAAACATCAGCCCGCTGATTGGCGCCAGTATCAATCTGAAAAAATACCAAGCCGAAATCAAAGCCCGCGCCGAGGCCGCCGCTAAGGAAGTGGACACGTTGGTGAAAAAAGGTGGCTTGAGTGCCGATACGGCAGACCAAATCCGTCAGCAAATTTTAGGGATCACCGCATAAATGGAAAACCTCACCGAAACCGCCCGCACGCCCGCCGTGTTGTTACCATATCAGCAAAAATGGTGCGCTGATACCACCGCCGTGAAAGTTTGCGAGAAGTCACGGCGTATCGGTCTATCATGGGGCGAAGCCGCCGATACCGCACTTTTGGCAGCGTCTCAGCAAGGCATGGACTCATGGTATATCGGCTACAACAAGGAGATGGCGCTGGAGTTTATCCGGGATTGCGGAAACTGGGCAAAAGCCTACGGATTGGCGGCGGGTGAAATCGAAGAAACCGAAGAGATCTTTAAGGAAGGCGACGAAGAAAAAGCGATTTTAGCCTACATCATCCGCTTTGCCAGTGGTTGGCGTATCACCGCGCTATCCTCCCGCCCGTCTAACTTACGGGGTAAACAAGGGCGCGTGATTATTGACGAAGCCGCGTTCCACGAGGATTTGGCGGAACTGATGAAAGCGGCGATGGCGCTTTTGATGTGGGGCGGTCAGGTGCATATCATCAGCACCCATAATGGTGTGGATAATCCGTTTAACGAGCTGATTAGTGACGTTAAAGCGGGCAAAAAGCCATACAGCCTGCACACGATTACATTTGATGACGCCATTAAAGACGGGCTTTATCAACGCATTTGCTTACGCTTGGGGCGCGAATGGACGCAGGAAGCCGAAGACGCTTGGGTGGCAGAAATCCGTGCGTCTTACGGTGATGCCGCCTCCGAAGAGTTAGATTGTATCCCACGTAACTCCGGTGGCGCGTGGCTTACCCGCGCACTCATTGAAAGCCGCATGAGCAAAGATACCCCGCTCATCCGCTTAACCAAAAATGACGAATTTAGCTTAATCGACGAGCCGGTGCGCTATGCAGAAATTGAAGAATGGTGCGAAGAAAACCTGCTCCCGGTGTTACAAACCTTACCGAACGGACAACGCAGTTACATCGGCGAGGACTTTGCACGGAGCGGTGACTTGTCGGTGATTTGTGTAGGACAGGAACAGCCCGATTTAACGCTAAAAGAAGTGTTGGTACTGGAAATGTCCAAAGTGCCATTTAAGCAACAGGAACAAATTTACTATTACATCGGCGACCGCCTACCGCGCTTATCCAAAGCGGCCAATGATGGACGCGGTAACGGGCAGTTTTTATCCGAGGCGGCATTTGACCGTTACGGACAAGTTGTCGAATCGGTGATGTTAAGCGAGTCATGGTACGCCCAGCATGCGCCACCGTTTAAAGCCGCCCTTGAGGACGGCACCTTTCACGGCATCCCGCGCCACGCGGATATGCTCGACGATTTACGCGCATTCCAGGTCGTTAAAGGTACACCGCGAATCCCCGACAAACGCACCACGGGCGCCAGCGGCACGCAACGCCACGGTGACGCAGGCATAGCCAAACTCTTACTCTATTACGCCTATCGCACCGACGAGGGCTTTGAGATTGATTTTAAAGCAGGTAAACGGCGCGATACGGCGGATTTATTCGGCACAAGTGCGGGATTTTCCGCGCATGGATTTGGTACGGTGCGCGGACATAATAATTTTAGAGGATATTAATTATGGGCATTAAAGATTGGTTTAAAAGTAAAAACAAAAAACCGGAAACCAACCGCGCTATCGCAAGCACCGGTGACGGGCAGGACATCACCAAAGCCTACATGGGCGAGCTGGCACAGCCCGAAGATGGCGTACTCCGTGGGCGCGGTAACGGCGACCTGTCGCTTTATGAAAAAGTATTAAGCGATGAGGAAGTCAAACGTACTTTTACCCAACGCCAAGACGCGCTGGTCTCCCGCGAATGGACGGTAGAGCCGGCAAGCGACGAATCGCAAGATGTGGAAGCGGCGGATTTTATCCGTAACTGGGTCTCGGAAATCGGCTTTGACCGCATTACCAAACTCATGCACTACGGTATTTTCTACGGCTACGCCGTAGCGGAGCTGGTGTATCGTGTCAATGATGACGGCAAATACGTGGCCGATGTGAAAGTGCGCAACCGTCGCCGCTTCCGCTTTACCCCGAAGGGGGAGTTGCGCCTACTCACCCGCGCTAATCAAACCACGGGTATCGAGTGCCCGGCACCGTATTTTTGGAGTTTTTGCACCGGTGCCGACCACGACGACGAGCCGTACGGTATTGGTCTTGCGCACTGGTTGTATTGGTTGAGCTTTTTTAAACGTAACGGCGTCAAATTTTGGCTGATCTTTTTGGAGAAATTTGGCATGCCTACGGTGCTCGGACGCTACGGCAAAAACGCTAGCGAAGCCGACCAGAAACGCTTATTGGAAGCGGTCGAATCTATCCAATCCGACAGCGGCATTGTCATGCCGCTTGATATGCCGATTGAACTATTAAGCCAAGGGCGCAGTGGTAACGGATCATATAAAGAATTATTTGACACCATGAATGAGGGGATCCAACGTGTCGTCTTGGGGCAAACCTCCTCGTCAGGCGGTACCGCAGGGCGTTTGGGTAATGACGACTTGCAAGAAAAAGTGTTGGAATCCATTATCAAAGCAGACTCTGATGTCATCTGTGAATCCTTTAATCGTGGCCCGGTAGCATGGCTGACTGCCATGAACTTTGCCAACGCCCGCCCACCGCGTGTGTTTAGAGTATTTGACGAAGCGGAAGATTTAAACGAAAAAGCCAACCGCGACAAGGTTGTTTTTGAAACTACCGGCTACCGTCCGACTTTGGGGCAAATCCAAGCGTCCTACGGCGGCGAGTGGGAAAAGGCAGAATCCCCGAATAATGATGACCAGGCACCCAAAGAACCTGCTAAGAAAACGGCGGACTTTGCGGGCGAAACGGAAAAAGACATCCCGGGTCACATGGTTGACCAGCTCGACAACAATCTTGCGCCGGTAATTCATAACTGGTTGATCCATGTACGCGCTCTTGCCGAGCGCGCGGAATCTTTAGAGCAAATGCGCGATGAGCTGTTAACCTTGATGCCGGATATGAGCCTCGAACAATATACGGCCGCTATGGCGCTAGCACTCAACGCGGCGAATTTAAGCGGGCGCGAAGCGGCGGCAAGCGAGGCAAAAAATGAATAAAGCGACCTATGGCAGCGTACCGTTTAACGAGCAAATTGAGTTTTATAAGCGCAAAATCCCGACACCTACCGCTACATGGACGGACATTTACAACGCTGAGCATGATTACGCGGCAGTGGTTGCGGGAGCAAACCGCCGTGAAATCATTGAAGACTTTGCCGCCGCCATTAACGACTTTATTGCTAACGGCAAAACGTTAGAAGATTTTAGAAAGGATTTTGACAATATCGTCGCTAAATATGGCTGGGACTATCACGGCGGGCGCAACTGGCGCAGTCGGGTGATTTATGAAACCAACTTGCGCTCGAGCTATCAAGCAGGCAGATACGCCCAACTGCAAGAGCTTAAAAATGTCATGCCCTATTGGGAGTATGTCCACAGCGACGCCGTCAGCCACCCTCGCATTGAACATATGCACTGGGACGGGTTGATTTTGCGCCACGATGATCCGTGGTGGCAAACCCATTTCCCCATTAACGCATGGGGCTGTCAATGCACCGTGATTGGGCGTAGTCAAGCCTACATGGATCGCAACGGACTCAAAGTGGATAAGGCACCAAAAATTGAGTGGGAGGAACGTATTGTCGGCGCACGCGGTTTGAATCCGCGTATTGTCAACGTGCCGAAAGGTATCGACCCCGGCTTTGAGCATATCCCCGGTGCGTCACGCTTAACCAGCCAAACCCCGCCGCCGTTAGACGACAGCGGACAACCGCGCCGCGTGGAGTTTTACCCGCACCGAAAAGATACGCCAATCCCAATGCCGACCCCGCGCAAAGTGTCCAGCAGTTTATTGTTGCCGTCCGACAAAGATGACGGATTTTACATTAACGAATTTTTATCCGAATTCGGCGCGACGGCAGAAAAGCCCGCAATATTTAAAGATGTGCTGGGTGAAAGTCTGGTGATCAGCGACGCCCTATTTACTTCTCGCAGTGGGCACTCCAAGCTCAAAAAGCGCGGGCGAGAGGTGTATTTAAAACTCCTCGCATTAGCGTTACAACAGCCGGATGAAATCTGGACGCGTACCGAGCACTGGCTGAATATTGATAAAATGGTTGTGCGACGCCGTTATATTGCCCGCTTTAAAATTGATGGTATCAAAACAAATATTCCGGCATTGGCGGTGTTTGATGTGGGCAGTGATGGTTGGGACGGCGTGACGATATTTGCGCCGGACAAAGACGAATACTTAGAACAGGTGCGCACCGGTGTGATGTTGTATTACCGGGACGACGAAGATTAAAAAACTCACCCGCCGCCACAAGTGAGTCTCGCCGGGTGTGGGATTTGAGGTCCTGGCGGGGACTGCCCACCCGATGCGCTAAAATCAATATAGGACAAAATATGACCGCAGTCAACATTAAACTAGATATTTCGGAGCTTAGCCGCGTGATTGATAAGGCCTTGGCGAAATTAAATCGTCCTAAGCTGATGTTTGCCGAAATGGGCGAAGAGCTGTTGGCAATCCATTTTGCCAGGTTTGTTGCGCAGAAAGCCCCGGACGGCACGCCTTGGGTGCCTTTGCAGGATTGGTATCGCGACACCAAAAAGAAAAACGCCGATAAAATTTTAACCCTTGACGGGCATTTAAGTGGTACACTGCGCTACCAAGCAGATGATTCTGGCGTGGTGTTTGGCTCCGACCGCCCTTATGCGGCAATCCACCAATTCGGCGGAACGATCACCGCAAAAAATGCCAAAGCGTTAAATGTGCACGGACGCCGGGTGAAAAGCGTAACGATTCCGGCGCGCCCATGGCTCGGGTTATCCGCCGCCGACGAGCAACGATTACTTGATATTGCCCGAAAACATCTAAAAAACGATTTTAACGCGTAAAACGCGCGTACAGGCGTTTTAAATGAAAAAACGATAAACTATACCTCGAATTCGTTTTAGCGTGTTTATAAACGTTTATAAACATGCTAGAAACGATAATCCCCCTCTAAATAATCCTGCATTTGCAAAATTACCCCGTTTAATAATTCCAAACGCGGAAAAAATACAAATTTCCGTCGCCTCGGCATACTGTGGCCATAAAACACACATCCGAGGTTATTTATCTGTGAAACTCACCAAAATGGAAATTATGCGCGTCGGCACCCATACCGCCATGGACGGTCGCGAAATTAGCTTTTCGCAATCTGCGTTAGAAGATTTGAGCGCGCAATACGATCCAAAACTTTTCGAATCTCCGATTGTTATCGGTCACCCCAATCTCACCGCCCCGGCTTACGGCTGGGTGAAACAGACCAGTGTGGAGGACGGCATACTTTACGCCCACGTGGGACAAGTTGACGCAGCCTTCGCCGAGGCGGTGAATGCCGGACGTTACAAAAAACGTAGTGCATCCATTTTTCTGCCGGAAACCCCCGGCAACCCTAAACCCGGTCATCATTATTTACGTCATGTGGGCTTTTTGGGCGCAGTGCCGCCCGCTGTTAAAGGCTTGGCAGACGTGAACTTTGCGCAAAGCGAAGGCGGCGACAATGCGTTTGCCGACTTTGCCTTTGACGAATCCGACTCTGCTAACCCATCAACACAGGAGAAAACCATGACAGAAGCAGAACAAAAAGCCGCGATTGAAGCCGCCGCCGCAAAATTGGCAGCCGATGAAGTGGCGAAAAAAGAAGCCGACTTTGCCGCTCGTGAAGCCGCCATTGCTGAACGTGAAGACAAAGTAAAAGCCGCTGAGAATGAAAAGGCCAAAGCGGAAGCGGAAAGACAGAAAAAAGAAGCCACTGATTTTGCCGATAGCTTAGTGAAAGCGGGCAAAGTATTGCCGGCACATAAAGCGGGCTTGGTTGAAGTGATGGTGCAATTAGGCAACGCGCCGGTGTCATTTTCTGACGGCAATCAAACCGTCTCTAAATCGTCGATTGACGTATTAAAAGACGTGCTCAACGCTAAACCGGTGGATTTTTCAGAAAAATCCGGTGAGCCGGGCGAAAAAGACAAAGACGCGGTGGACTTTGCCGACGGTGCGTCTATCGCCAAAGCGGCGACCGCATATCAAGCGGAACAAGCGAAAGCAGGCGTTGAAATCACAATGACCGATGCCGTTAATCACATCATGAAAGGAGCGCAAAAATGAGCAACACCCCTGAATTAATCATTGCTTACGTCACCGAAGGCAAAATCGAAGGTTATCGCATTGTTGCTTTCGGTGAAGAAAAAGACGGTGCAAAACAAGCCACTGCCGTCACCGACAAACTGATCGGCATTTCTACCCGCGTGCCGAAAGACCCGGGCGAACATGTGGATGTAGTGCGCAGCGGTTTGTATCCGGTGATGTACGGCGCGGAAATCAAACGCGGCGACGCATTAACTACCGACGCACAGGGTCGCGCCGTGAAAGCCACTGCAAAACAAGCCTACATCGGCTTCGCCGAAGAAGACGGCGCGGAAGGTGATTTAGGCTCCCTGTTCATCGCCCCGGGTTTTGCCGCCGAATAACCCGTTCACCAAAATTAAGCGAAAACTGTAATTAATTTTCACCTATTGAAAAAGGATTAAAAATGAGTAAAGCAAATTTTCCGGTCAACCCGGTTTTAACTGCCATTGCGATTGCTTACCGCAACCGCCGCATGATTGCCGACGAAGTGTTACCTCGCACCGATGTGGGCAAACAAGAATTTAAATATCTGCAACATGATTTAGCCGAAGGTTTTACGGTGCCTAAAACCATTGTCGGCCGCACCTCGCGCCCGAATCAAGTGGAATTTAGCGCCACCGAATTAACCGCCTCTACCGAAGACCACGCGTTAGACGCACCGGTGCCGGTAGTTGACGCGAAAAATGCGCCGGCAAATTACGACCCGGACGGTCGCGCCGTAGAGCAAACCATCAACTTGATTGAATTGGCACGCGAAATCCGCACCGCAGGCTTGGTGTTTAACGAAAAATCCTATGTCAACGGCAACGTCAAAACCCTATCCGGTAACGACCAATGGACCCATGACGATGCAGACCCTATCCATCAGTTATTAGAAGCATTAGATACGCCGATTATGCGCCCGAATATCATGATTCTGGGGCAAAAAGCGGCAACCGCATTGCGTACCAACAAAAAAATCATCAAAGCGTACAACGGTACGTTAGGCGATTCCGGCTTGGTGCCGTTAGAGTTTTTGCGAGAGTTGTTTGAGCTCGACAAGATTTTAGTCGGTCAGACGCTGGTAAATACCGTGAACCTCGCTAAAAAGCCGGTGCTGGCGAACGCTTGGGGCGGTCACTGCTCACTGATTTATCGTGATGTATTAGCCGACACCCAACACGGCACCACTTTCGGCTTGACCGCCCAATTCGGTACCCGCGAAGTGCGCACTATCTTTGACAATGACATCGGTATGCGCGGCGGTAACCGTCACCGCGTCGGTGAATCCGTCAAAGAGTTGATCACCGCGAAGGATTTAGGCTTCTTCCTGAAAAACGTTATTTAAGGTCGCCGCATGTATATCACACTGCAACAATTGGGCGAGAAGCCTGGCGTGATGGAGCTGGCGCAAGTTACCGCGCAGGTGGGGCAACCACCTGCCGACTGGCGCATTATCGGCAAAATCATTGACGGCGAAGATGTCGCCGGTGAACTACCGGTAGCGGTTGAAAAAGCGCAGCAGGCAATCGCCCGCATTAACGAAGTAATTGCCGACGCCAATGCGTTAATTGACGGCTATTTGCGCCAACGCGGCTATAAGCTGCCGTTTAAGCAAACGCCGCGCATTTTAACCACGTGGGCGCGCAGTCTGGTCCGTTACTACCTGCACCAGCACTTGCCGGCAAAAGAAGCGGATAACCCGATTGTGCGCGACTACCGCGATACGCTCAAATTGTTGCAGTTGGTTGCGGAAGGTAAGTTTTCACTTGGCTTTGAGGACGAGCTCGTGCCCGCCTCCGGCTACCCGAAATTTACCAAACGTGACCGCGTGTTTACCGCTGAAACCCTGAAGGATTACTAATGCAATACGGACCGTTTGACATTAAACATGTTATTGAGCAGCTAAAGCCGCTCCAGCCGGACTACATCCACACGTTGGGATCTACCGCCGAATATCGCTCTATCAGTGATGTTAGTTTGGCGGGCTTGGCAACGCCTGCGGTGTTTGTCGTGCCAAACGGTGAGGTGGGAACGCTCAATGATGTGGCGATACGTCAAATGGTCACCGTCAGTTTTTCGGTTATCGTGATTGTGCAGTCGTATCAGTACAACGTTGAAACGCCGCATTTGAGCGTAAGTAATCCGGTTATCGGCAAAATCCGCGAGCAGTTAATGGGGTGGCGTCCACCGGTGCCGGGAGCAAAAGAAACCTTTTTTGTCCGTGGTGACATTGTGGATTACACCAACTCTTATCTCGTTTGGATGGAGACCTACCAAACCAAAATCATCATAGGAAGAAACCGATGAAACAAATCAAATTAAACCAACCGCATGTCCACGCCGGTATTAGCTATGCCACAGGTGATGTGATTGAGGTAACAGACGCTGACGCGGCATATCTCATCCGTCATCAAATAGGCGTAAGCGGAAAAAGTGCGGTAACAAAATCGGATGAAGCCGATAAGCCGACTGAGCAAGTAGCCTCGGAACAGTCCGCGCAATCCGAACAACAGCCCGGCGCCAACGCCGAAATCCCACCGTCCGCCGACGGTGAAACCGAAAATCAAAATCAAGGAGAACAATAATGGCACACGTTGAAACGTATTCTTACGGGCAAGGCAAGCTCTATCTTGCCGTGCGTGACGCGATGGGCAATATCGGCGCGCAACGCTGGGTGGGTGATGTATCCGAGCTATCTATCTCATTAACCGTAGAAAGCTTCGAACACAGCGAATCCTATTCCGGCACCCGCCAAAAAGTGCGCAAAATTATCACTAGTAGAACAGGCGAAGTATCGGCTAAATTCCACGAATTTAGCGCAGCAAATCTTGCCTTGTTATTGTTGGGCGAAGAAGTAACTGTTTCTGCCGGTAGTGTCACGGGCGAAAAATTGCCGGCAGTGATTAAAGCCGGTGACCGCATTACATTAGCGCATCAAGATGTGAGCGAAGTAAAAATCGGCTCATTGGTTGAAGGTACGGATTACACCGTAGATCCGATTTTTGGTGCAGTCGAATTTCTGAAAGATATTTCTGCAAATACCGACACAGCAGCTTATAAATACGGCGAAGTCCAAATCATTGCTATGCTCACCACCAATCCGAAAGATCTGTTTTTGCGCTATGAGGGCATTAACTTAGCCGAAAATAATGAGTGGAATGTGGTTGAGTTATACAAAATCAACTTTACCCCGACCGAAGCCTTAAGCCTCATCAATAATGAAAACTCATTAGATGCGCTAAATACCAAAGCCACGGTGCTCGCCGATACCACCAAAGTAGGCGATGTAACGCTTGGTCGTTTTGGACGCGTGATTAAAATCCGCAAATAATCCCCTTCCCCGGGTAATACCCGGGGAACTCTCCAAGCAAAATATAAGAGCAATAAATATGCAAAATCAAGCCACCTCTGAACTTGACATCCTCTACCCAAATCGCGACATCACCGTGGGCGGCGAAACCGTCACCGTAAAGGAATACACGCTTATCCAACAAATGCAACATAACGCCAAATTGGCAGCGTTTATCGCAACCTTGCGCAATCAGTTAGCCAGTGTTGATAAGCCCGAAAATGCGCGGTGGGATGAGATTATGCAAGCGCTTGCCGACAACTACCAAGCCATTATTGAGCTGGTTGCCGTATCCATTAACAAGCCTGTGGAATTTGTCGCTAATTTAAACGCCCAGGAAGGCGAAGATTTGATGTTGTTGTGGTGGGCGGTCAACAGTAATTTTTTTACCCGCAAAGCGGTGCAACCGCTAGTCGAGCAAATAGCACAGACCAATGCGCGCCGCCTGATTGGGGAGAAATCATAGAGCACTTGGTAGCTAACGGTCACCAATTTAATGAGCTGGGGCAATACACCGCCCGGCAACTCATCCTATTTTACGAAAAATCCATGCTCCGCGCCCGCCGTGAGCGCGCCGCACGAGCGATAGATTGCGCCGTAGGATTTAGCGGCGGCAAAGACTTAACCAATTATATTAACGACCTGACCGCATAAAGTGCGGTCAATTTTTAAGGTGAATTTATGGCAGCAGATACCTTGACGCTTGCAATGCGCATTAAAGCTGATGTGGATGCGGCGGTGCGTAATTTTAAACAGTTTAAAGCGGAAATCACAGGCGTTGGCACGGCAAGTGATCGCTTGAGCGCGCAAGGTAAAGCGGGTGCGCAAGGTTTAAGCGTACTAGATACTGTCACCGGGCAACTTAACAACAAGCTAAAACAAACCAAGACGGAATTAAACAGTGTCAGTCAACAATTAAACGGGTTTAAGTCCCAATTGTTAGGATTTACCGCTATTGCCGGGGTGTCTCTTGGCGCTAAAAGCATCTTACTTGATGCTGATGCCATGACTAGCTATCAGGCGCGCATTAAACTTGTCTCCCGCACAAACAACGAGGCGAAAGGCACATTTAGAGAGTTGATGGACATCTCTAACGAGACGGGCAATGCGTTTAAATCCACTGCGGAGCTTTACACCCGCGTTTACCGTGCTTTGGGCGACAAAGCCAACAGCGCGGAACTCCTCCAATTTACCCGTACATTGCAACAAATGGTGGTCGTCTCCGGGGCATTGCCGGAAGAAGCTAAGTCCGCCATTATCCAGTTATCCCAAGGGTTAGCCTCCGGCACCTTGCGCGGCGAGGAATTTAACTCCGTGGCCGAGCAAATGCCTATCTTTTTAGAGGTACTGCAAAAATCCCTCGGCAAAACCCGAGCCGAATTGCGAAAAATGGCCGAAGATGGCGAGCTCACACCACAGATTATCTTGAGCGCGACCAAAGAAGCCGCCGCCGAAATCGAAAAACAATACGAATCCATGCCGCTGACTATCGGTCGCGCCGGCGCGCATTTTGGCAACGCGTGGACGGAATACCTTAACAAAACCGACAACGCTATCTCTTTAACCGCAACAGTAGCGGCCGCAATTAGTGGGCTTGCTAATAATCTAGATTTATTTGGCAATGTTGCACTTGTGGTTGCCGCAGTGGCCGCGTCCCGCTTTGTCGCCGGCATGGTACAAAGTGCGGCAGCTATGGCGCGCAATGCCGCGGTGACAGCGGCATCCAACAATACACTGGTTGCGCGTGCCGCTATTGAGGTTAAAGCCGCCCAGGCATCAGTGGCGATGGCCGCGTCAACCGATAGAGCAACACTAGCCACGGAACGCCTGACGCTGGCTAATCGCAATCTCGCAGTAGCCATGCGCGCCGCTACGTTTAGCGGACTGGGACAAAGTTTACTCGCGCTTGCAGGTGGCCCTATTGGTCTGGCTATTACCGCTATTTTTGGCCTTTATGCGGCGTATGAATACATCAAGGGTAAAGAGGCTGAACTTGATGCGCAATACCAACAAACCACAAACGCCGTCCAATCCAACATCGACAAAACAAATGCGCTAATTGACGCCCGCACAAAACTGGGAGAGCTTGGCGGATTTAGTGAGCGTTTGACGCAGGTTGACATAAACAATAAAACCCTAGATGAAGCCAAGGCGAAACTTGACGAACTAATCCAAGTCCGCAATCAGTTACAAGAGCAAATGTTGACCGACAGTGTCGGCGGATTTTTGAATTTAGAAAAATTTGAAGAAGCAAATAAGCGAATCCAAGAGCTTGAAGCGCATATCCGGGAGTTACAAGGTAGCACGGACATCTTAGCCAACACCAACCAAGCACAGCTTACTGCCGCCTTTAACGCGGCAATTGAAGCAGGTGGCGAACTTGCCGAGAAACTCAAAGCCCTGGGCGACCCAACAGCGCCGGAAGCAATGAAGCTATTAGAGGACGTCATCAAAAAGAATGAGGGCGCGCTTGTTGAGATGCAGGGTGAACTCAAAAATCTGGAGACTAAATTAAAAAGCGAGTTTGCCGACGCTACGCTGACCGCCGCGCAAAAAATGGAGCAATTTAGAGATCGTGTGATTGCCGCCGCCAAAGGTGCAGGAAGCAGTGGGGCATTTTTGCAACCGTTAATCGACCGGCTCAATAATGTAATTGAATTGCAAAATCAGGTGGCCGCCGCCAAGCAATCAAAAGAAAACGAGAAAAAGCTGGATGCCCTACGCACACAAGCGGAAAAATCCAAGCTGAATGCCCGCGGCCAACGTGATTACGACATCAAACACCACAATTGGGACAGCGAAGAACAACGCAATCAAGCGTTGGCCTACTCTGCTCAAATCGAAGCAGGCGAAAAAACCAAGAAATCCGCCCGGTCATCAAAAACCAAATACGATGCGACGGACAAAAACCTTGCGCTTAACGTGCAGTATTTGCGCCTTACAGGTCAAGAGGTTAAGGCTAACTTAACCGACATCGAAGGGCGTTACAGCAAACTTTTAGCCGAGTTTACCAAGCACTCCAATGTGGACGGGATTAATTTGATTAAAAAAATCTTGCCGTTGGAACAAGCCAAGGCGCAGGTGGACGGCGTGCAAAACGAGATTAATCGCTTGTATCAAAATCAAAGCACCCAAGAGCAACGCATACAAGCGCAGGTGCAAGTTGGCTTAATTAGCCACCTTGAGGGGCAACAACAATTGAAGGCCCTATACACCGAAACTGTGGCCGAACTTGAAAAACAAATCCCGGTGTTGGAAAAGCTCGCCCAAATGCCGGGCGCGCAAGGTGAAGCGGCGAAAAACTCTCTAGAGGGGATGAAAATCAAGATTGCCGAGCTTAAAAACGCGGGTAACGAACTTGAAAAGACCTTTAAAGAGGGTTTAACCGAAGGGTTACAAAGCTCAATCGTGGGCTTGGCAAAAGGCACAATGACACTGCGTGAAGCGGTGCTGAATCTCACTAACACGATTTTAGATGCAATGATTCGGATTGCGGCACAACAACTTGTCACGCAAGTCACAAGTTCTGCCGGGAGTTGGTGGAGTGCTATCGCTAGCGCGTTTTCCGGTGCGGGCGGTCACGCCACCGGCGGGCCAATTCGTGGACCAGGCACAAGCACATCCGATTCCATTCCCGCTCGCCTTTCGGACGGCGAATGGGTGATTCAGGCGTCGGCTGTATCGCACTACGGTCACGCGTTTATGGACGCTATCAACAATAAGCGCCTGCGCAAACTCGCCACCGGCGGCCCGGTATCTGTCCCGCCTGTGCCAAGCTACAGTGAGCCCGGATTAAGTGATTCTTTGCGCGACGGTCGCACAGGCGCGCAGGTGGTAGCATCACCGGTCAACATCCAACAGACACTCGCCGTTGACAGCGCGGAGTTGTTTACCGCGGGGCTCAAGACCAATGCAGGCGTTAAGGCAGTAATCACCATGCTCCGCGCCAACAAGCAAACCGTAAAAGATATTTTAAATTAAGGAGTTACGATATGTCATACAAAACTGGCATCGCGCAAAACGAGCGCGATTTGCTTGACATACTCAATAAGTTTTTAACCACCGACCCGACGTTGGTTGCTAACGGGCAGGCGTGGACGGTGTTGTTGGACAAAACCGTTGCAAAAACAGCAACGGAAGTGGAAAAACGCAAAATTATGTGGAAATCCACCGGAACCGGAGTTGAGCAAGATATTTATGTGATGTGTGAGTCTGTCAACAGTATCTCGCAAGACATTTACAATCTCAACTTTTTTGGCGGTACATTTTTTAACAGCGAATTAGTCAAGGGCGATAACGTACAAGCAGGGATTATCAATATCTCGCCGGGAGTGGTGTTATTTGCTGACGCTCGCCCGATTGACTATTACATGGTCGCCGATGGACGTTGCTTTAAGGTGGTGACACGTATCTCTAATGTGTGCTCAAGTACCTATTGTGGCTTTATTCTGCCAACCGTACCGCCGACAGAATATCCCTATCCGCTTTGCATTGCGGGGAGCGCACCAATTCGAACGCCAAAATCAAGAAATGATAGCCCGATATTTTTGCGTTACTCAAACACTGAATTTTATAACTCATCCATTGTAGATCCGTTAAGCGGCAATTGTTGGTTGTTCGCACCAGACCAAAGCTGGCGAGATTTTAGCGGAAGCGATTATCAAACATATTCCAACGATTCAAGCGAGCAATCGCTTTATCCGTGTGCGATTTCACAAAAACACAATGATAAAAATTGGTACATCATGAAAACGTTAAGTGCTTCCCCGGGCGGAAGTTATCCGCTCATCCCGGTTGAGTTTATTAGCTTTAAAAAATCATCGCAGGGTGAAAACCGATGGGGTGCGTATGATGGTGTTTATTGGATTCCGGGTGTACAACGTGCAGTGGGCGACGAGGTGACATTGCCAAATGGCAACAAAGGCGTGGTGTGTAACGGCGCGTTTCGCACCACAACAACCGATTATTTTGTTTTAGAGCTGGGAGCATGATATGGCATATCAAACAGGCACAGTGACTAACGTCACCGAATTACTTAAAAAACTCGCAGAATTTGCCGTCACACAAAACTGGACGATTAACAAAAATGAAAACAATGTGTTGTATTTAAGCAATTCTGACGGGTATTGGGCGCTTGAGTTTAAAAATAAGATGCTTTTTGTGATCGCTTGCACTGGTGTTGATAAAAATCGGGATTGTTTTAATCAGCCTGGGGCGTCATGTAATAACTCATACTCTAAAGTAAAAACGCAGACGTCTCATTTAGATGCCAACAAGTTTGTTAGTTATGACTTTTTCGGCACGGCACAATATTTGCATGTTTGCGTGCAATACCAAGCCGAGAGGTTCCGCCATTTTGGCTTTGGGACGCTTAACAAAGAGGGGCAATATACCGGCGGGCAATATGCGTTTGGAACGACTTTTTACGAATCCGGTTATAACCGCGAAACCCTTGGCTCAAGTAATACAACGCTTGGCATGGCGGAAGGTAATAACGCATACGGTCCGGTCGTGCGTGCGGATAATCTTGCAGGAGATACTCGCACGCCGTGGTATTTCCAAGCGGACGGTCGTTATCAATATAACAATCTGGATAAAGCGGAATTCGGGTGTTATATGCTGACTAACGGCTCAATATTTAATTATAAACACCATCCGGATAGTATGCTGCTCACGCAGAGCCAAAGCAAATTCGGGCAGTTGGTACTACCCGTTGCTAATGCCCCGATTGCGCATTGTATTGATAATTTATTACGCCGTCTTGGTACCATCCCCGACCGTTTTGAGTGTCGATTGGTTGGCATTATCCCACGTCAAAAGCTCCAAATTAACGGGGATACATGGTTATTTGTGCCAGGTGCTCAATATCAAGCGGGTAATCCAAGCCGTGCGCCGACTGATAATGACAACTCCGGCGAATACGGCGTGGCATATCGCATTATAGAGTAAATCATGGCAAAGATTAACGGCTATTTAATTACCCGCGGTGCAGGTGCACGCATTAAAGATACGGGATATCTTGACGGGTTGACTGCGTACCGAGGGGCTAATTCAAGGCTCGTCAATCAGCGGTTGGTTATTAGCGGGCAGATTCACGTGCGCAATATCAAAAATCAGACGTTGGGTGCGCAGGCGTATGTTATCCCTAACTATTACTCTGATCTTTACAAGCGCATTATTGTTATCCCGCACACCGTCAATCTTGGCTCAATCTCCACTGACCAGACTTTCCACGTGCGAGTCTGGAATGCCAACAAAAGTGCGGTAAAACTGTTATCTGTTTCCGTGGTTGGCGGTGAGGGCATAGAGCTTGTCGGCCCAACATCCGGCACATTTAACGCGCTCGCCCTTAAAAAGTGGACGGTTAAAGTCGGCATGCAGGGCGCGCCGGTGATTGATTGCGTCGTCACGTTTAACTTTTTAGGCAAAAGTCCTGTCACCTTACGCATTACCGGCTCGCGCTCAACCGACTGGTCGTTTATGCCAGATTGGTCAGAAGACGTGACCGAAAACCTGGAGTGGCTCACGCGCGTGCATCAATCCGTGACCGCCGCCGAACAACGCATTGCGCGTCGTTTAAGCCCGCGCCGTACTTTTGAGTTTAAAGTGAGTTTTTGCGAGGTGGAGCGCCAACAATTTGAATCCGCGCTTTACGGCTACGGCTCGCGCGTGTGGTCACTGCCGATTTTTACCGACTGTGCAAGACTGTTACAGCCTGTGCAACAAGGCGCGGTGGATTTGCCTATTAACACGGTGGGCTATGATTTTGCCGTGGGTGGGCGTGCAATTATGATGACCGGAAGCAACAAGGAGATGGTTGAGGTCACTGCGCTGGAGCCCAATAAAATCACGGTTAAGCGCCCTATTGTTGGCAATTACGATCAGTCCTTTACAGCCATTTATCCGTTGCGTTCTGCGGTGCTCACAGATATGCCGCAGGTGCGCCGCTTAAGCGATAACGTGTCAACCGCACAAATCCGCTTGCAACTGCACGAGCATAATGCCTGGAGTGATGATGTGAGCCATTTGCCGACGTATCGCAATCACCCGGTGTTGGAGCCGACCTCCGAATGGTCGGAAGACATCACCGCGCAATATGCGCGGCTGATTAAGACGCTGGATAACGAGACGGGCTTACCGTACTACTTAGATACGGCCAACAAGGCGATGCAAATCACCGCCCACCGCTTTGTGGCAAGCGGGCGGGAAGAACAACGCAAGCTCCGCAATCTGTTTTATCACTTACGCGGTCGTCAGCGTGCGATTTGGGTGGCGACCTCAAGCACGGATGTGACGCCCGTGGGCGATATTGTCGGCAAGACCTTAGATATTGCTTACATCAACTATACCGGCGCACTGCAAAAGCAAACAGGACGGCAAGACGTGCGCATTGAGTGCACCGGCGGGCGGATTTTTTATCGCCGTATCCTGTCATCCGCAGTGATTAACTCTGCAACAGAGCGGCTCGCATTTGACGGTGACACTATCAATATCAAGCAAAGAGATATTCTCAAGATTTCATATTTAACGCTTTCCCGCTTGGAGAGTGACACAGTCAGCTGGGTGCATCATACCGACGCAGATGGCGCGGCAACGGTGACGGTGAGCTTCCGCGGGCTCCGCGACGAGCTGGAGCCGTAAAAACATCCACAAAAACGACCGCACTTTTAAAGAAGGTTTAAAGGATATTTAAAGATGAGTTATTTAAGCAAAACACATTCCGTTGCCGAGGGTCGCCCAATTGACTTGTATCAATTTGTGCGCGGCGAAAACGAGAAAATCTGGCGCTTTTGTAATGCGGACAAGGATTTGGAGATTAACGGCGAAAAATGGTTGGCTTCCGCTATCAGTGATGTCCGTGACGGCGGAGGTGACGGCAATGTAACGCTTCGCATGCCAAGTAACAACCCCGTGGCGCGCCTGTATCGAGGGCTTCCGCCGAGCCAAACTGTTAAGCTCACTATTATGCGCTTACATGAGGATGACAAAGAGATTCGCATTGTATGGATTGGCACGATTACGGAGGCAAGTCGACCGGATATACATACTACCAATCTTACCTCCGCGGCATTGTCCGACACCATGGATAGCGCAGGATTGCGTCTGACTTGGGGGCGTAACTGCCCTTATACACTGTATGACGTGGATTGCAAAGTTAAGCCCGGCAACTTTGTTTTGGCGGGGCTCACCATAAGCGCGATGGACGGTGTATCTATCACTGTTGATTTACCGCAAAACTTGCCGCAGGGTTGGTTTAATGCAGGTTTCATCGAGTGGGTGGACGACGGTGTGCGCGAGGTGCGTGCAGTGACCGTTCATCAAAATAATAAGCTCACGCTCATGGGCGGCACACAAAAGCTGTCTATCGGTACAATCATTAAGGTGTATCCGGGTTGTGATGGGCGCGCGCAAACCTGTCTTAATAAATTTAAAAATATGCTTAATTTTGGCGGCGTGCCACATATGCCGACCAAATCGCCGTATGACGGCTCACGGGTATTTTAGGGGGTATTAATCATGTATGAGTCAATTGCATGGGCAATCGTCAAAATCGTCGCTTGGGCGGTTGCCAGTTATTACATTAATCAAGCGCTTAACAATAGACGAGGCAATAATAACGGGCCAGAAGCGGTGAGTGCGAAAGACTGGAATTTTCCGCAAATTGACGAGGGCACGCCGCAGTGCGTGTTTTTTGGCGATTGTTGGACTGAGGACTGGCAAGTGTTGGCGTATGGTAACTACCGCACTACCGAGATTAAAAAAGGATAAGTTATGGATAGCATTACTATCACAATGCAAGATATGCGCCGGGTAGATTTCTGCACCTCCGGTGTGGAGGCGTTTTTTGTGCGCGAGGGCTTGGACTATGCCGATTTTTTAGCACACGGGATTGATTCTCAGGTGCTTTTAAACACGGGCAGTGTGTTTGCCCGCAAATGTATTAATGCCGCCATTGCGGCGCGTCAGGGGGATAAATAATGGGTGGCAAACGTAAGGGCGGTGAGGTTACGGTTGGTTACCGTTATTACTGGGATATTCAATCTGGCCTTGGACGCGGGCCGGTGGACGAGATTGTCGAGCTCCGCGTGGATGATAAGACGGCGTATGTTGGCAAGCCTGGTGAGCTTACGCGCTCGCAAGCGATTTATGTTGATAAGCCTAACTTATTTGGCGGCGATAATACCGGTGGTGAGGGCGGGATTCAGGGCCGCATGGAGATACTCATGGGCGAGCCCGACCAAAAACCAACGCAAATGCTGATTAATTTGCTTAAGGGTGTACTTAACCCAGCACTTCATCCGCCTAAAGGCCCTGTGGTTTTTGGTCGCCGTAAAGGGCAAAAACCACCTCAACTGTCTTTTTTTACGCCCGGTGATGTGACTGCCGGTAAGTTGGAGTCAAACGACCAAATCCCAGGGTTTAGAGGGGTTGTCACGACAGTGTTTAGCGGGTTGATTAGTTGCTATAACGCGTACCCCAAAAAGCATAGTTACCGTGTACGCCGAGCAAATAAAGGGTGGCACGGCGGTGTAGTGTGGTACCCGGAAAAAGCTAAAATCTTGCTACGTAACGATAATCTCAAAATCTCCGGGTTAACCTCGGAGCAGGAGCAAAATGTACGCCAAATCCACGCGATGAATCCGGCACATATCTTGGTTGAGTGCGCGACAAATAAGAGTTGGGGCGGCAAAAAAGACCTCACCGATTTGGATTTAGATAGCTATAAAAAAGCCGCCGATACGCTTTATGCTGAGGGCTTTGGCTTGTGCATCCGCTACAACCGCCAAACCTCCATCAAGGAGTTTATCCAGCAGATTGTTGACCACATCGGTGCGGCGCAATATGACAACATCGAAACAGGTAAACAGGCAATTAAACTGATTCGCCATGATTACAAGGTCGAGGATTTACCGCTGTTTACATACGACAACGGGATTCTGTCCGTGCTCGATGACGACAGCGCGGCGACTGATAAACAGGCTAATCAAATAATTGTTAAATATCGTGAACCGGTAACTAACCGCGACGACCAGGCCATTGCTAACAATATCGCTGCAGTGCAAATGCACGGCGTAATTAGTAAGACGGTTGAGTACAAAGGGATTCCAACTTTTGATTTGGCTGCACGTGTAGCGCAACGTGATTTAGAGATGATTGCCAGTGGCTTAACGCGACTTAAAATCACATTTGATATGCGCGGCAGTGAGTTACGCCCGGGCGATGTTATCCGGGTTAATCTGCCGGAGCGTGACATTGTGGATGTGGTCTTTCGTGTGGGTGAGATCAAAAATGGCAATGAGGGCGAGATTGTGGCTACCTGTCTGCAAGATGTGTTTGGACTGCCGTCAGCTAACTACTCCACCAAAAAGGGTGAGTCGCTTTATATTCCGCCTGATTACACCGCCAAACCAATTACCACCGCGCGGTTATTTGAGGTGCCTTATCATGTGTTACCGCTTGTGTTATCTGACGCAGAGCGTGCATATATTAAGCTGACCGATTGTTTTGTGTGGAGCTTAGCCGCACAACCGACCGCACTTTCCGTCGGTTATGACATGTTAGTGGATGTGGGCGCAGACTACGCAAAAACCGCGACAGGGTCATTTACGCCGCATGTGGAGATTGTCGGTGATGTTACGCCATATCAAACTAGCATTAAGTTTAAGCTAGAGGGAGAGTATTCCGCCCTCTCGGGTGCTGAGGCACTCATTGTAGGCGATGAGATTATTAAGATTGATACTGTGGATTTTGATACCGGCACAATGACCGTGGGGCGCGGTTGTGCGGATACTATCCCGCAAGCACACAAAGCAGGCGCCTTGGCTTGGTGTTATCTGATATCTGCCGGGATGGATGAGACCAAATACGCACCAGGCGAAAAAGTACGAATTAAATTACTCACCCGGACTGCCCAACAAACGCTTGATGAGACTAAGACTGAGGCGCTTACACTTACCACCCGTCAACGTCAAGCCCGCCCTTATCCGCCGGGTAAAGTGCAAATTGATGGCGGCTACGGCAACACCATTAATGACAAATCCGCATTTAAACTCACTTGGGCACACCGTGACCGTGATGTGCAAGCGGATAAGTTGATTCCGCATACGGACGGTAGCACCGTTTTGGGCAAGGATGTCAGCTACAAAGTAGATTTAATAGACGGCAACACCGTGGTGCGGTCTATTAATACTACCTCGACCGAGTTTGTTTACCCGGACGCCAAAAAGGTAGAGGGTGAGCAATTTAGCCAAATAGCGCTTTATAGCGTCAAAGATGACTTGCAAAGCATGCATCGTTATGTGTTCAGGGTTGGCGGTGCAATGACATTGCTTCGCTCATTTGATTATCAGGCGCGCTGGACATCTGGCGATTACGTCTTTAACCGCTACAATGACGGTTATTTTGGTGGGCTGGGTTATTTAATGTTAAGCGCTAGCTCGCCAAATTACGATATTTACAATGATTACACCGTGCCGGCGGGGCAATACGCCCGCTTTGTGTTGGATTATAAGATTTTGACGTATAACCGCCGCAGTGGCAAATGCAAGGTAATTGTGCAACTGCTCAACGGCACAAACGTGGTGCAATCATACGAGTCCGAGTTGATGGGCGACTGGCCAACAGACGATTGGCATCCTCAACAAGTATCCGGAGCGATTCCGCCGGAGGTGACAACCATTAGATTTAAGATTGTGGCTCAACCTGGCATTAGTACTAACGCGCTGACATTTAGAGATATTACCATCAGGGTTGGGGAGGAGTAGCTTTCAAATAATTTAAAAACTGACCGCACTTTAAGATGAATTAATAATCAACAACCCCAAAATAAGGATTAAACAATGCAAGATAAAACAGTCACCCTCCGCAACGGCAATGCCGGCACTGTTGTCTATGAGAGCCAATTTGGCAAGCTATTAATCGTTGAGCATAACGGCGATGAGCTACCACCGACGCACTGGCATAACGCTAACGGCTCATTTTATGCGGACGCACAAAGCCCGCTTGATGTAGTTGACATTAACCAAGGATAGATACAATGCCAAACAAACAAACAAACAAACAAACAAACAAACAAACAAACAAACAAACAAACAAACAAACAAACAAAGGAAGTAGTTATGTTTAAGCAAGCCCCATTACCGTTTGTCGGTCAAAAGCGCATGTTTTTAAATCATTTTAAAGCGATTTTAAACGAGCAGATTCCGGGTGATGGTGAGGGCTGGACGATTATTGACACGTTCGGCGGCTCAGGCTTGCTTAGTCATACTGCAAAACAACTTAAACCCCGCACCCGTGTGATTTACAACGACTTCGACGGCTACGCTGAGCGCATTAAGCATATCGACGACATTAACCGCTTGCGTGCGCAAATTGCTGCGTTATTAGCGGGTGTTCCGCGCCAAAAACGCGTCACCGATAAAGCGCTTAAAGCGGAGATTATCAAGACTATTGAGGCATTCGACGGTTATATAGATCTCGCTTCGCTTGCCAGTTGGTTGTTGTTCTCCGGGCAACAAGTCGGCTCATTTGATGAGCTCTGCCGCAAAGACTTCTGGCACTGTGTACGTGCGTCTGATTATCCGTCCGCCGATGGTTATCTTGACGGCGTGGAGGTGGTTTCGGAGTCGTTTCACACGCTACTGCCACGCTTCACAGCCGACCCGCAGGCAGTATTTGTACTAGACCCGCCTTACTTATGCACTAAGCAAGAGAGTTACAAGCAGGCGCATTACTTTGATTTAATCGACTTCTTACGACTAATCAACATCACCCGCCCACCGTATATCTTCTTTAGCTCGACTAAATCGGAGTTTGTGCGGTTTATTGAGTACATGCAGCAAGATAAGGTGGATAACTGGCAGGCGTTCGACGGCGTGCAGCGGGTAGCAATTAAGACGGCTCTTAACTACCAAGGCGAGTACGAGGACAATATGGTGTACAAGTTCTGATGTTACCGACATTAATGTCGGTAACATAATTCAAAAGCCCTTTAAACGATGTTTAATGGGCTTTTGAATATTTACACAAAATTGACAAAATAGTGGTTGCAAACAAAACGTATATTATATAATATACACCCATAGCCAAGAGATACAGGCTATAACCCCAAAAACTTTAACCAGACCCCACCAATCGGCAGGGGCAGAAAAAGGAAACAAACTATGTACTCTGTAACAAACGATCTTGCGATTGACAAAAATACTTATACTAGACTTGATTTAGGCGATGATTACGTGAGTTTATGCGCAGGCAGACAAGCTGATGATGCCGATACAATCATTATATTTTTTGAGACAAACGCAGACCCTATTTATATTGGTTGGGCCAGTGTAGATACTGGTGATGTAGAGATTACTTATGATAACTGGGATGATGATTTTGCAAGCATCAAACAAAATGATGTCATTGACGAGATTAATACTCTATTAGACGGTATTAAAATTTATGACAATATGACAGACCATTTTGTAATTTATGCTAGTGATTACAATGATGTTGTCGGCGAGCATAAAGTTTACTTTAAAACTACCGATGAAGCATATCCAGATCCAAGCATTGATAACGCAAATAGAGAGGATGGATATATAACTTATAAGGCGAGCGCTATTACTGAGATGGGGCGCAAATGTCATGTTTATTGGGATTTTGTTGCGTATGATGATGAGGGCAACGAGATTGATTCCGATAATTTTGATTATCATAATACTGATTGCAGTATCAGATATTATTAACAACAAGCCCCGCAAGGGGCTTTAATTGGAGTAAGAAAATGGCAAAAACAGCAGTACACCTATCAAAAACCGCATTGCAATATGTGACAGACCGCACGCCGCAGGGTGAGCAAAAAGGGCTATCCGCACACATTAATAACGCGTTTGAGCAGTTAGCACATTTAGCACGGGCGGAAAAACCTAAATTATCAAAATCGGAGTGGGTTGAGTTATACAATGTCTATACCGGCAGTGATTTAACTCGCCTTGTAATGCCATTTGATTTAGCCGATGACCTACGCACACATTACGGCACTTTGCCGCAAGACTTGACCGCACTTTACGAAAAATTAGCAGGGATGACACAGGCGCAACAATTTTCTGCACTTGATGCCGTCCGCGTGTATTGGGCGAGCGGCGAAGATGGGGATTAAAAACAAGCCGATAATAAGACCATGCCCGCAGTGCGGCAGAAATTATCAGTATCGACGGGCAAGCGGTCGCACTTTTGAGCTTTGTGAATATTGCCGTAATCTCGATTGTGTGGTTTGTGGGCAAAAAGTGCCGCCGGAACGTGGGCGGAAAAATACTTGTTGTGCGGAGTGTGAAAAATTGAAGATACACAATATCCAAAATGCGCACTACGCTAAGCGGATAGCCGAAGACCCTGAGTTAAATAAACGCAACCACGCCAAGGCCCGCGAAAACCGAAAAGCAGACCCCGAACGAATGCACGAACATTTGGAAGCGCAAAGGGAAAGGCATTATAGACGTGCGAAAGATCCAAAATATCAAGCCACACGGAAAGTTTATCAGGCTCAAAGATGGCAGGATAAAAAAGACGAGATACAGGCTCAACGGCGCGAATTTTGGGATAGTTTAAGCGATATTGAGAAAGCGGAGCGACTTGAGCGCAATCAAGCGATACAGCGCAAGCACAAAGCCAAAAAGCGGGAGTTATTGAAATTAGATCCGCAAAAGTGGGCGGAATATCAAGAGTATCAACGCACAAAGCGGCGTGAACATAGACAGAGAAAGGCACTTAATGAATTAATGACCGGCACAAAGGAGTTATTGAATGTTACCAACAAAGACAAATAGTTTTGATATTGTCGCCGTTAAAAGCATGACAATCCAAGATTTAAAGGCAGAATTAGCAAAAACGCTTACCGTTACGGCGGAATACCTTATGTATATTGCGGCAATATGGCGGGAGTTAGAATCACGCGGTGAGGATTTAAGTGAGTTACGACACGGCATGATGACTTATATCCCGTTAATCGCAACAAATCAACTGGACGCACGCCTTGTCGTTAATTATGCCGGTCAGAAAACACTCTTATCAAGTATGGCAAAATTACCGTTAAAAGAGCAACAAAAGCTAGCAGAAAAAGGCACTTTGGATGTTGTTATTTTGGGTGATGATAATCAACAGCTAATCAAAGAGGTTAAAATATCCGACCTCACGGCGGCTCAAGTTTATCAAACCATAGGAGAGGGCAAAATAAAGACGCCGGAACAGCAGTATCAAATCTTGCTAGTCCGTAATAAAGTGCGGTCAAAATCAAAGCCGAAAAAGACTTACCGACTAACGCAAAATTTAAAAATAGATGGTAAAAATTTAGTGATCGCCGGAAAACATGCAGTACCCATTGAGATTTTGAAAAAATATTTAGAGGATAACAATGAGCTATAGCAAGTTAAGCAGCACCAGGAAAAAGACTATCAGTGTTAATGCTAATAAATATACCAAGGATAACTATAAACAGATACTTTTACGACTAAAACCAGATGTGGCAGATATGTTCGATTCAATCTGCAAGGCGGAAAAATTATCGCGAGCGGAAATGTTAAAAAAACTCCTAGAAACTTATTCAATATAA